CCCTAACCTCACCGGTTGGAACTATCTTGCCTTGGTATGGGCTAGGTCCATAATCAGGGTCATAGTTCCTTGTGGTGTTCTCAAGCTGGATAGAGCAGGTAGCAGCATTGAAAGTATCTTGCTGTGGGTCTTTGCCTCGGTTGGTTGACACGCTAATAACATCAGAGCTAATGTCGCTAAACTCAACAGGCTCACCTGAAGGTGCAAATCCAAACTCTACCTTGACTGACAATTACGCTCTCCATGCTGTACCGGACTGACGCTCAAAATCCTTGATTGCGTTGACAACCGATCTACCGATGTCTGGTCCTGAGCTTATTCCACCATTGACAGTTATGTTGTAAGTGTTTCCGCCCTTGCCAGTCATGCTTCCTAGTCGGTCAAGTGGGATAACAGCCTCAGCCTGCCCACCCTCAGCGATGTTGGCAAGCACTCCACCTGGGCGTGGCATTACGATTCCACCCTCGGCAAGTCTTGGGATTTTTACATTTGGTATTTTACCAATCTGCAAGTTGATTCCAATAGCCTGTCCAGCACTTAGGACTGTGTTGATTAGGCCAATCAAACCATTGATACCAGCAATAATAAAGTTGATGTAGCCCTCAACGAATCCAAGTATTCCATTTAGCGCACCCTTAGCCATAGCACCAATGGCACTAAAGATGGCACCAAAGAATTGACCAATCTCAAATAGAGCCAAGCCAAATGCGTTACTGAATCCCTTGATCCACTCACCAAGGTCAGCAAACAACTTATCCCAGCCACCATACAAGTTGACCAGCCAGTCAATAAGTAAGACCACACCAGCTACCAACAAGGCAATGAGAGTTATTACCTTTACAATCGGGTTAGCGTTTAAGGCAAAGTTGACAGCAAGAATAGCCACAGCGAGAGCGGCAAAGATTCCAGCCAAGACAGTTATGACACCAGAGTTGGCAGCAATGTAATCAAAGAAACTTACAATCAGCGGTGTTAAGGTTTCAATAATTGGCAAAAGGCCAGTACCGATTGCCTCAGCCATTTCACCAAATGCAAGTGACATCTTTGCCGAGTCGGTTGCGGTTGCCTCAGCAGCTCCACCCACCTGTGTTTCAAGCTCATTGAGGATAATGTTCTGGGCACTAGCAGCATCACCAGCCTCAACAAACTTCTTAATCATTGCCTCTTGTTGGTCGCTTAGTTGCACACCAACCTTGCGAAGTGAGCTAACACCAGCAATAGGGTCTTGAAGGGCTTTACCAAGTCGGACAGCATTGTCCTCACCTGTGCCACCGAATACTGCTGCCATGTCAAAGGCCGCGATTGTTGCCCTATCAAAAGCACCACCAGCGGTTCCAGCGGTAACAGCCAGGTCTTTGAAGGTAAGCAACTGAGCCTGTGTTGACTTGACCAGCTCATCGTCAACAGCAATCTTTTTCATTGTTTCATCGGCAAAGTCTTTGAGCCTGTCGGTTACAACTTTGGTGTTAGTTCCAAACAGGCCCATTGATTGAGCAACGCTATCGAGCCTGTTGTTAGCAACCTGAGCTTCCTCGGCTGCTCTTACAGCACCAACAGCCAAGCCAGACAAAGCCGTTAGACCAATCATTGCGGCAGGGGCTAGAGTCTTGGATACAGCACCAATCTTTTCCATCGGCGTATTTAGCCGGTCAAGTTCTCTGCTTAGCTTGTCAAAGCCTGATCCATTGAAGTTGCTTAGGATGTTGATATTGATTGACATTATTTACTCACCTGCGCAATGTTGCGGTTTACCTTGTCCATGTATTCTTGGACACCAGATAGAACGCTTTGCTGAATGAATGGCAACTGACCTTCAGCCTCAGACCAAACATAACGAGATGGTCTGCGACCTAGTGCGCTAATCATTGCCTTACCTTGGGTGGTAACTGTGTGCCGTCTGCGAGTGCCACGCCAGTCGTAGGTTTCTGTGACGGGCTTGCGAACCTTGTTGACCTTACCAGCCATGTCAGCGATGTTGAAAGCAGCTCCACCAAACTTGACAGATAGCAAAGGGGTTGAGCCAGTTACGCCTTTACGAGCGTTGCGACCAGATACCTCAGTCTTGAAAGTGCCTGGCTTCCAAGCTGTGCGACCTTGGTGATTTCTAAAGCCTGAGATTGGCGCGGTCATGGGAGAACTCATAATCACGCGATTACCCAAGAGGTCACCGGTGCGCTTCATGTGTGCGCGAATAGCAAAGAATAGGTCTTGGTCAACCTTGCGGATCTCGGCAAGGGTTTCCCTAATGCCGTAGACCTCGACTGACTGGCTTACTTTCATTTCTCTACCTACGCTTATTCATGGCTTCTGATTTACCCTTCAGATACATCTGCATGGTAAACAGCATCCGTTCGGATTCCTGCATTAGCACCGATGGTGCAATCCCTGTTTCACAAGCTAAGGCTGCAATAAAGAGGTGGGAGCTTCTATCTCCCAGACCCTTTATTCCTTTACTTTTGGGTTTGTGTCGTCACCCTCGATGTTCTCAAGGGTTTCCACAAAGTCCTCAAAGCTCTTGTCAGTTTGCTTCTTGCGGCGTAGGGCGTTCCAAACAATGTAGGCAAGGTAAGTCAGGCGTGGGTCTTTCTGGATGGTTGTTACAGCTAGGTTGAACTTATCCTCGAAGGCGATGAAGTCCGGTGTGCCACAAACAACTGATTCCTTAGAACCATTGGTGAACTCAACTTTGAAAGGGATTTGCATTAGCTTACGCCGTTGCTCTGGTTAGTGCTCCCGTTAGCGGCCACGATACGGATACTGTTGCTAGATCTCCGACTGTGGAAGCGTAGGGGGTGTACTGGGTTACAAGGAAGGTTCCGGTGTAGCTAGGGTTGCTCGAAGTAACTGTGCCTGAAGTTGGGATAACAGTTACAGTTGCGTTAGTTCCTAGTAGAGGCCAAAGGATTGAGTCAAGTGCGCCGGCTGCGAAGTCCTGGTGGAACTCTAGGGTGATTGAACCAGACTTTAGTCCAGCAATCCTAGTGCGCCACTCAGAGCCAAACGCTGTGGTTTCCTGCTCGTCAATTTCGATTGGTAGTTCAACGGATGCAAGGGATGAGCTTACAGTTCCGCCGTTGATGGTGACTTTATAGTCAGTTGCTACGAATTTTGCCAATTTATGTTTCTCCTAATCGGCAAATACATCAACAGCAAACTCTGCCGCTAAGTAAGTGCCATCATTCATTTGGATGGGTGTGTAATTTGTCATTTCAGTCACTCGGCAATCATAGGCGTAACCACCAAGTGTCTTATCTGATTCTACTGCGTTCTTGATACTTGAGGTGCCTGTGCTAGAGCAGAAGGCATCAAGCGATCTCTGCGCGTACTTTTCTGCTGCCCTGCCAACTACGACAACAACAGAAAATCGGTAAAGCGTAAGACCCTTATTGAAGGCTTGGTTGTAGTCCACAGTCGTTGGTCTAACCAAGGCTATTGGTGGGTTTGGGTTATCAGGCATTTCCGCGCTAGTGCGTAGTCCAGTTATTGTGCCAAGGTTTTCGGCAATAGCGGTTCTCAGCTCGCTGATGCTTGCCACTATGCAAACCTGATTCTGCGGTATGGACTGACTAGCTGTGCGACATCTGGGTCAAGCTGGTTACTGACTCGCATGATTCCGATGTCAGAGATACCTGCCACACCTAGTGGGCTGTCTAGTCGCTTGTAGATTCGGCTGGACTGGATTACACAGGCTTGGGTTACAGCGATTGGGACTGCTGACCAACCCCAAGTGCCGGTGACCTGGACAGTTGCTTCGCCTTCCCATTGGGTAAACAAGTAGTCACCAACAGCGCGGATGTGAGTGTATGAAGTAGGCAAGCCATCAACTCTGCCGTTTAGTGGCTCAAGCTGGTAGTCGTCTGCTGTCCAGAGTTGGTCAAAGGTGCCATCATCATCTGACTTGGTTCTTAGGGTTGTCAGCGTGATTAGATCGTCAATCTCAACCTGCAAGTAATCCATTGGGGTAAAGATTCTGGTTGCTGTGCCGAGAGCTGAGAAGGCGCGGTTGGTGTATCCGTCAATAGCGCGAGAGCCTGACTCGATAGCCATTTCTAGCAGAGCGTCATCAACTGTGTCTGTGATTCTGAGTGCTGCCTTGACTTGATTTAGTGAGGCATAGCCTTGAGTAATTGCCATAATGTTCTCTATTCTACTGAATCAAAAGGATACTAACAGGCTAGTCCCAACTGTTCTCTCGCCTTATCTTTAGCGACCACTCGCCACCATTGAGGTTATTCTCAGCTCGTCTTTGCTCGTAAAGTCTTTGATTGATTGAAAAGGTATGAGCGTTCTTAGGGCCATAGCCAGAAGCGATAGTCGAGCTGTTGTTGTGATGGATCGTGGCGTGGATTCGCTTTTTAGGTATTCCATGTGCATCAATGATTCTTTCATAGTCATTGTCATCAAAGTAGAGTGGGTGAAACAGCTCGCTGGCTAGTCCAGCCTTTAGGATTACACCCTCACCGACAGCAATAAAAGCCCAGTCAGGCACAGCATCGGTAAAGTTCAAAGCCTCAGTATCTACCTCATTGTGTATCTTTTCCAAAGCACCAGGCTCACAGTAGGTATCCTCACTAGCCATAATCCAATACTTAGCGTGAGGTGTTGACTTGACCACTAGGTTCATCGCTCCAGTTGGACCTAAGCCGTATGGCAGTTGTATTAGCCAAAGATTCTTTACTGTGTCTGGCTGGATTGGCTGGAACTCTCGCTTGCCAGAATTATCAACAATGACAAGATGCTCTACTGGATAGTCAATCGAGTCAATCATTCTTTGCGCTAGATCGTGTCTGGCAAAGGTCGGAAAGGCTAGGACAGGGATCACTTGAGCAACTTCTTTAGAATCGGAACCCAGCTCTCATCCCAAACCTTTTCAACATCGAACTGGCTGGCAAAGTCAATGGCAACCTGTGAGGTGCCACGCTCTGCCTTGTAAGATTCCTCTAGCGCGTTGACCAAGCTACCGACATTCGGTGTCATCCACCAAGCATCTTGACCGGCATCCCAACTTAGCTGTCCATCAACTAGCCAAGAGTCAGGGCTTACTAGGTCAGGTGTTGCTGCCCAGTTGGAACCGATGACCCTCGTTCCACATGCCAAACTTTCAAGACTCGGGACCCCAAAGCCTTCACCCAAACTAGGTGCCAGCAAGACATCCATCCGAGTGTATAGAGCAGCAAGGTCAGACTGAGCCAAACCGAATCGGTAGTCTTGTGGGTTTGGAAAGATTACCTGCTCTTTGGCAACGCCAACCGAGTTCAAGATGTTTAGCAAGTTCCAGCCACCAGCTTGACCCATAGCATCGGTGTGCAGATAAAGCACAGCGTCAGGGTGAGTCTTAGCAAACAAGCTAAAGGCAAGGATTAGCTCACCATAGGCTTTGCGGTGGACAAGACCTGCTGCCTTGTTAGCGGCAACCACACCGACTAGGAACTGGTCTGGCTCTAGTCCCATGTAGGCGTTTATTTCATGTCTGCCTATCTTGCTTGTTGGCTTGTAAACCTTGGTGTCAATCGCGTGAGGTGCGTACTCACACTCAATGCCCTTCTCGGTTAGCTGTCTAACGCCATGAGGTGACATTGCGATTGGGGTGACATTCTCTTTGCGTAGAAACTTCTCAACGCCTGGTGGCAAGGTCACATGGTCGAGTGGTGTCCAAGCTGCGATTGGGAAGTCGTCATAAAGCTTTGACTTCATAACCCACACATCGTAAAGGCTAATAAATAGATTGGGCTTATTGTGCTGCGAGATAAAGGTCTTGTGATCTACTGGACCAGAATCATTTGAGTAAAGGTCTAGCCCTCTTGGGTAGTGTGGCACCTTGCCGTAAGGGGTTGAGATTGTGCTGGGTATTCCCTCAAGTCCATAGTTGGACAGCATGGCAACATCAAGACCTGAACGCTTGAGTCGGTCAACTAGCATAGTGGCCTGTTGTCCGTATCCGGTTGGTGCGTTGTAGCTGTTGGACCAGACGCTTACAGCTCCAGTCAGTTTCTCTTTATTCCTAGGCATACTTCATAATAGCAAAAAAGACAGGGGCCACAGTCCTACGCTCTGTGACCCCCATCCCCTTTAGTTTACTTGCTAGCTGGTAAGCTAGAAAAAGACCCCTGCGATGCAGAAACATCCAGGGGCATGAGCAGACTTACAAGGAGTCCACTATGACCGAGTATAAGGCTTGTAGTAAGTGCAAGCAAGTAAAGCCGACATCTGAGTTCGGCAAACACAAAGGTAGCCCACTAGGGCTGTATTCACAATGCCAATTATGTAGAAGATTAGCAAGAGCTGAGTATCGTCAAAGAAACGCTGACTCAATAAAAATACAACAACAAGATAACTACAATCGAAACAAAGAAAAGCGTAAGGCTTCCGTTTCAGCTTGGCAAAAGGCAAATCCCGATAAGTTTAAGCAATACCAAAGCATTTCTAAAAAGAGGAACAAGGAATCTATTGCTGCCGATTCTAGGCGTAGAAATGCAAGGCGTAAATCAAATGGTGTTTTTACAATAGCTAAAAAAGAGCTAATCAAACTCAATCAAGGGCCATGTTTCTATTGCGGATCAATAGACAGAATAACTGTTGACCATGTTGTTGCCATTGCCAGAGGTGGGACTGACTCTATTGGCAATTTAGTTTCAGCGTGTAAATCTTGCAACAGCCAAAAAAGGCAACTGACAATAATGGAATGGCGATTATTCCGATCAAAGAGGAAACCCCCCAGAGCCTAAGCCCTGAGGGGTTCCTTGGATTCCAAATTGGAAACAAGCTTTAGCTTGCGCCACCTTTGAAATATCCTATGTGAGATGCGTGGGTTAGTCCACCATCAAGACGGATTAGGCCTCGGTAGGTAACTGTGTCAGTGTTGAACGCGAAGTCAGCTGACTGGTCAACGCGGATTCCACCTGCAACGCGAACCTTGAAGCTTGGTAGGTGACCGAATAGAACCGACTTGGTTCCAGTTCCTACTGCTGCTACGTTTGGGTTCTCGTACACTGGGTAGCCAAGCAAGGTTGCTGGCTGTCCTGGTACTGCTGAGTTGGTCCAGATGTAGTTTCCTGCGCCATCCTTCAACTTACGAGCTGCTGCGATACCGGACTTGCTCATCTGGAAGCCTAGGCCTGGAAGTACGCGAGCGCCATCGGCGATTCCGTAAACCAAGTCAATTAGGTTCTCGTATGAAGCTGCTCCAGATACACCAGTTCCACCAGTTACTACTGAGCCAGCGGCTGCAGATAGCTTTGTGGTTAGAACAGAGTTAGCCTGAAGACCCAAAGAGGTTCCTAGCTGCTGTGCAATGTAACTTGAGATGTTGAATCCAGCGTCAGTTACTAGTTCCTGAGCTACCTGTACAAGTGCGCCGTACTTCTCAGCACCAAGAGTGATGGATGAGAAGGTTGGGTTGCTCTCGGAGATAGTTCCAGCAGCTGCTACTGATCCAGCGGATGAGGTTGCGGTTACTGTTGGGATTACTAGGTTCTCACCAGAGGTGGTGTTAAAGACCTCAGAAACAGTTAGCATTGGGCCAACTAGCTGAGCGATCTCGAATACCTGGTCATAGAAAGACTGACCAACTGTGTTAGCGGATGGAACTAGGGTACGAGCCTCGCGAGCGAAGTCGTATCCGCGCATTTCGCCAGAAGCGATTGCACGAAGGATGTCAGCGTCAGAGTTCTGAGCTGATGGAGCTGATGGTGTGAATGAAGCTGCTGCCTCAGATGCGCGAGCTTCGCGCTCTGCTAGCTTGCGAGCAGTTTCGATTGTTGCATCGGCTGAGTCAATGTCAGCTTCGATACGAGCAATCTTTTGGTTTTCCTCGGCAGATAGTCCACGCTTTTCAGCCTGTGCAAAGTCAAGAACTTCTCTTGCCTGTGCGATCAAGTTGTTGCGGGCATCTGTCTGTGACTTGATAAAGTCGGACATGATTCTCCTATAAATAAATGGGTAATGGATTCCTGTGGTGCTGACACTCAACAGATACAGCGGTGCTTACACTCAGCCGTTATTCATAATTTTATAGGCAAAAGAAAACCCTAGCTCAGAAAGGGGGTTGAGCTAGGGCTAAAGAAACTCTATCTGGTTTCTTTACTGTCAACAACCCTTGCTTCTTTGGCTGGGTTGTATGAGTTTGTGTTGTCGAGTTCCCATACTGCTTTAGCTAAGTCATCAGCTAGGTCAGCGATTACGCCTACTGATGGGTTGCCGGCAACTTTTAGGATAGCTCTCTTAATGTCATCTTTGCTTGCCATGACTAAATCCTTTTCAGTAGTAGGTCAAACTGCTTTTTCTTTAGGTCTAGCAACTCAAGGCCGTTGTCAATTACTTCATCAATCTCTGGCTGTGCCTTTAGCTTGTTGACCACATCGGTAATCAAGTTGGCGTTGGCCTCGTCAAGTTCCTCACCAGACTCTAGCTTTAGCAGGGCATCAGCTAGCTGGTCAGGGTTGATGGTTTGCGCTGATCTAACCTGTGCGGTTGTTGCTTCATAGGCTGGAAAGCTCACGATTGACACCTCGAATAATCTGACAGATTCTAGGGTTCTAGTCTGTCCATTGGTTGACCATGAATCTTTTATTACATTGAATCCAAAGCTCATTGAATCTATAACCTTAGTGCGTAAAAGCTCTGCTACATCCCTGCCGCGACTTGTCTGAGGCAGCGAAGCCGTAACCTTTAGTCCACGCTCATCCTCGACCAGTTGCATAGTGCCACCTCGAAGGGAAGCTAGTGGCTCGCCTGAGTCATGGTTCCAAAGTAGCTTTACCTCGTTGCGAGATTGTAGGGAACGCTTGAAAGCACCAGGGGCAACATACTCAATGAAGCCACCAAGATCCTCGGATGGGCTGTTGAAAACAGAGGCGTAGCCGGTAAAGGTCATGCCGTCACCCTCAGCCCTGACCTCAAAGTCAACGCTGTTGGTTCTTATCTCTGGCTCTTTAGCCTGTGGGCCGTCAATCTTTAGGGCGATTGCTCTGGCAACTTTGAGCCACTTGTCTTTGTTATCCATGCTGTTAGTTTCCTCTGCTCTGATTCTAGCAACTACTGAATCAGCGTAGTCTTGGGTTCTTTGTGCTGCTCTCTTGCTTGGTCCTGATCCCCAAAGTAAATGTGCAACTACACCTGCGGATGGGTAATTGTCTG